TGACGATCAAAGAGATGATGAATTATATCTGGGCCGATTGGTCAAAGTCCTCAGATAAGGGCGAGAAGCAGAAGCCGAAGGATTGCAATGACCATTTCGTGGAAAATATGAGAAGGTTAATCCAGCACCCCATCGAGTTCGTAGGGGCGGGCTTTTACACCAGCCTGCTTGAGCAAGCCAATAAACCCTATTCACCCGTTGACCCAATTTCTGGCTACTGAGTTTTCCTAGCTCCTCATCGAGCTGATCCTCTCATTCGACCGCCCACAAAGGGCGGTCTTTTTTATGCGTGAAAACTTTCACTTGACTTAACTACGAAATAATTTCATACTAGGGGGAGAACTATGTAAAAAGTGCATGGAGCAAGTAATGGCCGAAATTGAATCCTTTGGTAATCCACTAGACCCCAACAACAGCCCCGCCGCGCCAGCTAACGATTCACCGGGCAGCGAGGTTGTTGAACATCTCATGGGCCGGTTTACCGAATGGGAACAAGCCCGGTCGACGTTGGAAGACAAATGGGATATGTATTATCGCACTTGGCGGTGTATCGAAGACTCCGCAGATGCAACCCGCAAAAGTGAAAAGTCACAACTCAAGATCCCGGCCACCAAAGAAGCGATCAACAATGCGGTCGATTCTATTTTCCAGATCACCTTTGGCGCTGACCCGTTTTTTAAGTTAGAGCCGGTTACGCCGATGAATCCACAGATCCCCCCGCAGATTCTCCAGCAGATGGCCAAGCAGAAGTCAGACCAGATGAACCTTGTGTCGAATTATCTGCGTTGGCTGATGAACAAAGACGGGATAGAAAACAAGATCCACGAAGCCCTCACCAGCATGGCCATTTACGGGACGACTATCGGTCAGATCGTGGCGAAGCCGTATTCGCGGATCACGACGCAACGGGAACCGATGACCGGGCAACCCATTCCCACCGAACAAACCACGGTGCGTCCGTGTCTTCAGTCCGTGCCGATTCAAAACTTTTATATTGATCCTTTTGCGCCGAGCATCGCCGAAGCCGAAGGGATGTTTGTTAAGACTTTCACAAAGAAACACGCCTTGGCCAAACTCAAGAAAGCTAACGTCATTCAGCGCATTCCCGTCGATCTAGGCACCGCTCCGAACGATGAGATCCGCGAAGATCGGTTGCAACGTCTTGGTATTATGGCCAAACCCGGTTCTGATGACGTTGAGATCCTTACCTATTGGGGTTGGCTCGACAAAGAACAGATCAATGATCTGCCCGAAGAATTGAACTTCGCCGTTTCTCCTCTCGCCGAATCCGAAGGCGGCATGGAAGTTGTTGCGACAATAGCGAACCGAAAGCACCTTCTTGGGTTGACACCAAACCCATTTTACTCCCAGGAACGCCCATTCGTTAAAGATTGCTACGAAGAGGTTCCTGGCGAGTTCTACGGAATTGGGATTGTAGAGATCGCCAATGGTCCACAACGAGCCTTGGACGCCACGGTCCGCTCCCGAATTGACAATAAAGCCCTTTCCATCAATCAACTTTTCGCCATCAACGTCGATAAGTTCCTGCCCGGTCAGAACCTTTCCATGTATCCCGGCAAGGTCTTTTTATTTCGCGGCAACCCCTCGGAATCTCTCTTACCCATCGTCGTGCCGGATGTAACATCGGCCACGTACAACGACGCGGCGGAGTATGAACGATACATCCAATCCGCACACGGTATTTCTCGCATCATGGGTGGAATGCCATCCAAGCGCGGCGAACAGACGGCGACCGAGATTTCGGCGTTAATGAACCAATCTAACTCCAGAATCAAAACTCTCGTTGCTTCTTTTGAAAACAATTTTATCGAGCCTATGTTGCGATGGTATGTAAGGATCTCTTTCCAGTTCCTCAATCAGCCCGAGGTATTCCGCCTTTTCAATGGTCAGTTAGTTCAGTTGAATAGGGAGGATATTACCGAGGATTATGATTTTATTCCGTTGGGTTCCGTAGCGTTGAACAATAAACAAGAGTTTCAGAAGCGCATGTCCATTCTTCAGGCGTCGGCCAATCCGACCGACATGCAGTTTGTGAATCGCCCGTATCTGTGGCAGAAAGCGTATGAAACTCTCAACTTAAACGATACCGACATTGCGATCATGGGGAACCCTCCGCCGCAACAGATGATGATGGCCCAACAGCAGCTTAACGCGCAGAACCCACAACCCCAACCGCAACTTCTTGCTCCGCAAGAAGTGGAGATGAAGAGTGGCGCGGAAGGGGATCAGTCCTTGTCTTTCACGTTACCCCAACAGACCGCCGCGACTAATACGAGTCAGCAGCCGGGAACACCAATGATCGGAGAAGCAAGTGGACAATAAGAAGATGGATAACGAATCTTTCATCAATGGCCTGATAGCGTTGAAAAATAGCCCTGGCTTTGCGTCGTTAGAGTTCTTAATCAACGATAAACTCGAAGCAGCACGTTCGGCGTTGGAAAGTGACAACCGTTTAACGGATTTCAATATGGTTTGTTTACTCCGTGGCGAAGCTGCTGCTTGGCGTTTTCTCCAGCAGATGTTTGGCCCTTCTTTGGAAGAGATCAAAAAGATGCAGGAGTTAGACAAAACGAATGGTAATCCTGCGGGTCAGTAGATCCGCTTAAATTTTTCCATGGAGGTTTGAGATATGGCGTTCCAGAAAAAGACCACACCCGAAACATCGGCTAATGTGGCAAAAATGCTCCCCGTCGGACAAGGTGTTGAACCCCCGAAGGTGGACAACAACTATGAGTTGGCTGAAACCAGTTCCCCTTTGATCGTCGATTCAACAGGGAACGCAGTAGAGGCACCGTCTGAGCAGCCCGATCACCAGCCCTCGCAACCCGCGAATAAGGCGAGTGAGCAGGCGGAACCGGCCAAGCCCGAACTGCCGAGTAAACTGGCAGGCAAAACTCCAGAAGAGATCGCCACGATGTATCTCAACCTCGAATCAGAGGTCGGTAAGCACCGGAATGAAGTTGGCACGATGCGAAAGTGGGTGGATCAATTATTGGTGAACCAAGGGAACTTAACTCCCAAGGCCCATGAAACGCCGCAACACAACGAGGAAGAAGCGAAGAAGCAGGACATTGAAGAACTCAACCTGATTCTTACCTCTCCTTCCAAGTATCGCGCCAAGATTCAGCAGGAGCTAATGCAGAACCTGACCACGATGGGCAGGCGATCCGCCATGCAGCAAGCCAGAGCGGAACATGCACAAGTGCTGTCCGATCCCGCATTTGCTCAATGGTTGGTGGGCAACGTTCCCAAGTCCGTGGCCGAAGCTGCCGATGCCGACCCCCAGGTTTTTAATTTCATCGTAAATCAGTATCGTGGGGCGCACCAAGCCGCGCCGAATCAACCGACAACGCCTGCACCGAATCGCGTTGTGGAAGCTCCCGGCGTGGCTATGGGAACGGGCAGTAGCAACAAGTCCGGCCCCAAAAACGTGTTCTCCCGTTCACAGATGATGAATCTGTACAACACTAACGAATCCGAGTATCGTCGCTTACTCCCCGAGTATATGTCGGCGATTCAAGAAAAACGTGTTAAGCCCTAGCCGGTTTAACGCGATAAACAAAGGAGTTTAACCAATGGCTACGTGGCCTACTCAAGATTACAATATGACTGGGACTTCGACCCAGAATGCCGCCAATACTTTCATCCCCATTATCTGGTCGGATGAAGTGTTGGCCACCCGTGAAGCGAACCTCGTCGCCGGTTCCTTCTTCAAGCGTGTCAATCATAAAGGCAAAGCTGGAGACACCATCCGAATGCCTTTCATTTCTGATTTTCACACGCATGACAAGAGTCTTCAGACCCCGGTTACGATTCAGGTCAACGCCGAAGGCTTCAAGGCGATTTCCCTGGACAAACACAAAGAAGTTTCTTTCATGTTGGAAGACTTCTTGAAAGTTCAGTCCTCCTATGATCTGCGCTCCGAGTACACCAAGAAAGCCGGTTACGCTCTGGCCAAAACCCTTGACACCGACATTCTTGCTCTGTTCGACGCCGGTCTTGGGACGGGGTACAAAGTTATTGGCTCTGATGGGGCAACCGCGTATTCCTCCAACAACCACGCCTCCATCACCGACGTTGGCCTCCGCAAGTGCATTCAGCTTCTCGATGACAACAACGTGCCGATGAATAATCGCGCCCTCATCATTCCCCCGAGTCAGAAAAATGCTCTGCTTGGTATCGACAAGTTCACCCTGTATCAGAACATCGGTCGCACCAGCGAATTGCAGAATGGCAAATTCGGAACCATCTATGGAATCGAAGTTTTGGTCTCCACCAACTGCCCGACCAAAGATACGGGCCGCGTTGCCATCCTCGCCCACAAAGACGCAGTTTGCGCCGCGATCCAGCAAGATGTTCGCACTCAGGCTCAGTACCAGCAAGAATATTTGGCCACGTTGGTCACTCTTGATATGATTTACGGAGTGAAAGCTCTTCGTTTGGACGCTGATGACGTTTCCGCTTCCAATAACCGCGTCTCTCACGCCGTTGGAATCTACGTGCCTTGAACAGGAGAATGAACATGAATAAGCGAATTGTAGCCCTCGTTCTTGCACTTGTCTCTGTCGCCCTGTGCGTGTTCGCGCAGGCTCCGAGCACCGTTGACGAACGATATCCGATGCCCGTTGTCACGTCCCCGATTCTTGAGTTTGGAGCGTGTGCTACGCCGACGCTCACCATGACTAATTACGCGGTAAAGATGAACAGTCTTCCCGTTGGTTCCAAGGGCTTCATCGTAAGCGTAAACTCTACCGGGGCGGTTCACTATGGTGGTTCCACGATCACCCCAGCGGTGGATTCCGGGTATCCCATGATTGGTACGTCTACGGAAAAAGTTTTTTACACCAGTCCGTTGCGCACCTCTCCGGCGATTTACTTTTGCACGGCTGCCACAGGGACTACTCCCATCATCCGCGTTACGCCGTTTAAGTAACGAAATAATGACTCGATCACTCAGCAATGGGTGGTCGAGTCATTTCAGGAGTAACACATGACCACAATGGATTGGACCGCGACAAGAAACGACCTTATTAAGCAGGCTTTGCTGAT